TCTTTAATCTTTTCACGAGATGCTTTTGCATACTCTGCCTTGCGAGCATCTAGGTCTGCCTGTACTTCATCCCAGTTCTCGTAGGTCTTTGGCTTAACAAGACCGTTGCGGTCTTTTATAGTTATTTTTCCATCTTTATCAATAGATGCTTCAAAATTATTTAGACCATAAACGTTGCTGTATTCGTCTGCGTTAGGACGACCAAAACCTCGACTAAACTTTTGTGAGACTCCCCAGCCTGTAGGAACTGCACGTCCTTGGTCATCAACACGATCTTCAGCATTCTTTTTGAGTTCTGCTACACGAGCATCGACAGCATCTTTTTCTGCTTGCTGTTCGGCCATCAAACGCTCGTAGGCATTCATTGGCTTCTTCTCTTTAGGAAGATTTAACGGAAGTTCTGCTTGCTGTTCTTGTTGTCCAGCCATACCCTCATCAGAAATCTTTTTAAGTTCAGCGTTGGTATCTACACCTTGAAGTTGAAGTGCGTCACGAATTGCTTCTCCTGGAACGTTTGCTACAAAATCTTCACCATCTTCTGTTTTAAGTTTGATAGCGCCGTATCCTGGTGCTTCATTTCCTGGCTCTGTAGCACGACGTAGTTCTTTGAGAAGGTCTTCTTTAGAAACATTTTGCGCAATAAATACTGGGTTATCACTAAAACCTTCTGGAAGAACTGGATCTGGGTTGTTAGCATCTACCTCGCGCCACGTTTGGAAAGGAGCAGGGTTGAGTTTGTTGTATCCCTCTGGCATATCAATATCTTCATTTTTTGGAAGATAAGGAGTGTGGTCTTTGCTTTCTATAAACCTAGCAAGTTCATTTTCTTCTAAACCTTCTAGAAGCGCAGGGAGCGGAGTAGTGTCACGCTTTTCTTCTACAAATGCAGGTTCTTCTGCTGCTGGTTCAACATCTGGAGTGCTTTCTTTAGTTACACGTTCAAATGATTCAGCAACATCTGGTTTTGATTGGTCAACAATTTCTTCACCCTTACGAGAGTCAAGAAGTGCTTGTTCGTTGTTGTTGTTTCCATTTGCTTTGTCGTAAATTCTTGCTAACTCAAGGTCAGCATCTTCTCCTGCTTCATCAAGTGCGTTGTATAAAGCACCTGCTTCAATCAGACCATCTCCGTCATTAAAGGCAAGACGCCCGACTCCAAAAGCGTTTTCATTCTCGCCTTGAGGTATAACTCCTTCTTCAAGTGCTTGCTTTATATCACGAGGGTCAAATTTCTGAGCAATCTCGACAGGATCATCTGTAATATCTTTTGGAACATCTTCATCTTCGCCGAAACCTTGTGGGTCATATTTTTGACCAACTTTTAGTTTGAAAGCACCTTCTGGATATTCAAATTCAAATGACTTCTTTTTTGAAACTTTTTCTGCTTCTGGAAGTTTTGCTACTTGTTCTTGAGTAGGTTGTTCTATTTCATCAATTTGGTCAAGAATGTCTGCCCAAGAGTTGCCTTCAGCACCATTGCCTTTTTTATCGCTTGCTCTAAAGTTTCCAAAATCATCTTTGGTAACTACCCAGTCGCCGTTCTTCCATGTGTAGCCGCCCTCTTTTCTCCAACCTTCTGGAGACTCAACAAATTCTAAATCTGCTTCATCAATAACATCATCTGTTACAGATGTGCGAACAGGCTTTGCGCTATATCCATCTTTAGTTGGATTAATAACGGCTTTTATATACTCCCCGCGTTCTGGATCAATTTTTGCTATACGACCATCTGGGAGTTCTATAAGAACTTTTCCATCTGGTGTGTCCATAAGAGTTCTTCCAATAAAACTAAATACACGAGAACCACGACGAACAAGAGCGCGAAGCCCTCCACCCATAAAAGCAAAGCGACCTTTGCGGTCACGGCGCTGTAGTTGAGCACGCAAGGAACGATTGAATGGAGAGTTTCCATCACCAATAGCAGCAAGAAGAGTTTCTGTTGGAATTGTTCCTTGGGGTAAAGCAGAAAGCATTGAAGTGTAATAAGTGTGTTCTACAGAATCAATCTCTGCCAAAAGTGCAGAAGCAAGAACTGTCCGTGCTCTGTCGTCTGTAATGCGAGGGTCATCAATAACCCAACGAATTTTTGCTTCACGCAAAGCCGAAGCGGTCATAGAATTTTGACGAGTTGAACGTGGGTGAGAAACTGGAAGTAAATCCGTGTTAGAAAGAGTTAGCGCATTTGATTTATTGTTCTGAGCAAGATTGATATATTGAGATAATTCTTTTAGAGCCATGTGCTCACGAAGTGAGAATGGAAGATTACGAGTTGATTGAAGCGAGCGAAGGACTACAGTAAAAGCAGCCTTTTTTGTGACACGACGTGACACCTGCGCATTTTGATTTATTTCATCAAGCAGAGAAAGAACAGACTCTCTAATACGAAATGCTTGATTATTTACAGAGGAACGACGTCCCTTATCAGAGATGGCATAACCTATGCGACGAATTCTGCTCACTCTTGTGTACCTTCCTCAATTACTGGTAATAAATCTGCGTCAAGACTTTCGTGTGTAAGAGATGCTAAAAGAGAAGCACGAACAAATGGATCATCACCATTTCTTACTCCACGAAGCCAAGATGCACGAATTGCTGGTTCTATTTCATAACCAAATCCTGAATACTCTGCCATGGCAATTATGGCATCTTCTGGATAGAAGTAGTCTTCTTTATCTCCAAGTTCAACCATAAGTTCTTGGTCATAAACATATTCTTGCAAATCTTCCATTGAAGGTTTGTCTGGAATCTTCACAGCGCCTTCTGGCAAAACAGCAAAACGACACTTACCCATAGGCTCTACAGGCAGAGCAATAATCTGACATTTGTCTCCGCCTTGATAAAGAACGCAGTTGGCGCAAGTAACACCAATATCAGCAACTTCATTCTCTGCTGGAGGTGTGTAGCCAGCCCAAATTCCAGTTTCGTCTTCGTTAAATTTTCCATATTTTGTAGCAATCTCAATGAGTGCTGCTGCTAACTCTTGTTCTTCTGGAACTAAACCAGCGGCAGTAATTGAATTTGATTTTTTAGTTGAGCGAGGGTGAGAGGCTGGAAGTAAATCATTGTCAGTTGTGTAAGCAGAGTTAGATGGTTTACCAGATTTTAATAAACGAAGGAAAGCATTGACACGACCCATAGCCCATTGATTGCGATTCATTCCAGGTCGATGTGAAACAGAGAAAGCCCCTGCGCCACGGCGATAAACAGCCTTGAGCATTCCTAAAGATGCCTTACGACCATCTGATGCTTTTTCATTATGCTTAGATACTTTTTCTTTCAAAGATTTTTCAACAGAAGCAGAAAATTTTACTTTGCGTGCTGCCTTTATTCCTGTAGCAGAACCTTTTTTATTTTTACTAGAACCTTTAATTCTGTCTTTTTTAGGCGCTGGAGTCTGAGCACTGGTTCTCTTGTTAGCAAGTTCTGATTCATCTGAAGTAGAGATAGAAGTACCAACAGGGACACAGTTAGGGACCATTTTCCCATCTTTGCCTTTTTTCATACCAATCTGCTTATAGCCTTCCCAGCAGGGACCACTTCCAGCAGTTACTGTTTGAGAAGAAACTAAAACGTCAAAAGATTCATTAGACATTTTCTTCTGGGCTTTCTTCAGGCGCTACTTGTTCTGGTGTTTGAGGTGTAATTCCTAAAGCAGCATCAAGTTTTGCTTGGTCTTCAGGAGATAGTTGAACTGGAGATTGGCCAGAAGCAACAGCACGAACTTTTTCCATAAACTCGGAAGAAACTGTTTGAAGCATTGCTTCTGTAAGTTCTGGAGTAAGAGCACCCTTTTCAAACAACATACGAATAGCAACTTCGTTTGGAGTTGGAGCATCTGCTTGCGAGAATCCGTGAGCACGACGCCATGCTTCTTGTGAAACAACTCCACGGTCATAGCCAGCATCTGCATCCATGGCACGGTCATTGCGTGTTGATACTGCTGATGGGTCATACCAAACAACAATCTTGTCAACATCGGAAGGAGCGTATCCCTGTGCGGTTAGGTAAGGACGTAAGTAAACAATTGTTAGCGCATCAGCAATAAGCAACATAAGTGGCTCAATGTGTGCTTTATAAAGTGACTCGTCAATTTGAAGTGCGTTTGAGTATTTAACATTTGCAAGTCCTGTGACAACATCTTTTGGAACATCTAGTCCTTGAAGAATACGTTCTAGAACACGGTCAGCACGTTGTGCTAAAGCAGGGTCAAATGAACGCTCGAACTTGAATTGCTTGATGCGGTCACCAAGTTCTGCTGGACCACGAATGATAAGTGGAACAACTGCCGATGCGGATTCTTCATCACGAATTGGAGTTGTCATAGCATCAATTAATTGATCCTCAAATTCATCTTCTGCTTCTTCAGCAGTAAAGCCAGGATTTAGTTCGCTGTCTGCTTCATCGTATGGGTAGTCAGGGTCGCCTTGTGCAGCAACAGAAAGTCCATCAGGCAAATACAACGCACCAGCATTGAGACGAGAGCGTGCAGTTGCACGGAACGTTCTGTTGAGGAGAAGAAGTTCAGCACAAAGGTCAAGTAGTCCACGAAGCGATGAGTCTGATTCATCTGAATAGCGAGGGTGTGAGCGCCATATACGTCCAACAAAAGCAGTACTAGAAAGTCTACTTACGCCTTGTTGATTATTTCCAGTTGATTGTTCACGGCGGCCAATAACGCTATAACCACCACGAACATCAGCAGTAACTTCATCAACAGAACGGATATCCCAAGACTCAGGTATGCCAGAGCCTTTCTTTTCTGGAATCTGAACTAAATAACATTCACCAGCAACAGAAAGATTTAGAGCAGCATCGCGAAGAAGACCTGCCTGTCCTCCATATGCAGAATCTAATCTCTCAAGTGCTCTTTCTGCGGCAGCAGCAAGTTTTGGATCAATGGTAGAAGCATTGCGAACAGATGTTGGTGCTTCTGAAGGATTTTCTACAATTGCTGAGTAAATACGAATACGAGAAACAACTGAAGCAACAAGGTTGAAAGCATACTTAATTTCACCTATTGCGTCGTAGTATTCCCAGGCTTCTGCTTGCCATGCTGCTGAACCAGCAGAACGACGTTGCTTAAACTGCTCAAACTCTCCCTTATCATTTATCTTCATTTGAACAGCAGCGGCTGTCAATGTACGAGGTGCTGAATATGGAAGTGAAGAAATAGATGATGATACAAATAATGAAGCAGGTCCTGTAACCTGTTTTGGTTTTTGATTAATAACTAACTGACGTGAACGATTTGTTTTAGATGATTTACCCTTACGAGAAGCAGATTTTTTCTTAGGCACAGGCGCAACTTCTGATGTTTCGTCGCGTTTGAATACGCTCATAGAATAAACTCCTCGTCTTCGTCACGGAGTATCAAGACTCTCTGTCCTCATACGCAGTCAACAAACCAGCAATAGCCGATAATGCTAAAACTGTAGCGGCTACATATATGGCTTCAGGAATAATGATACGGGATATTACAAATAGTGAGGCGGACCAAACACTTACGCACCACATGCAAGTTAGTAGGTATCCCACTTGGGTGCTCTCTGGGGGGAACTTCTTCCACAGCCAATTTCTAGGTTTTGAAAATACTTCATCACGGGTCACTAAGCGAGACAGGCGATAGGTGGCAAGCCCATAAACTACTAATTCAACTAAAGTCATGCTGTCGGGTCCTCCTCAGAGGTTAGGATATTTTTGTAGGGGTTCCAAGTACGAAGCCTAGAGCCACAACCGCAGTTATTGTCTTTGGTAAAGGCTATAAGTTTGCCTGTTTCGGTTTTTACTCTGTGAATCTTGTCTTGCTTAGAGTAAGACTCTATTTTTTCTTGAAAGACAAGTCTTGGGCCATCTGGAGAGTCAACAGCAATGAGAATAGTCGTTTCCAAGACTGTAATTCGACACGCATCTACCTTTCTAGAGCCTTTGGGGGCTCCTCCACGAGGCAGAAGTTCATTGATATCTTCTAATGAACCAGGGTCAGCCAAAGTGGCAATGGCTGGAAAAACATCTGCTTTTATTTTCATCTAGGTTCCTTATATTCAGAAGGGATGTAAAACTCTTGCCACCCTAAATATGATTGAGCAAGCGGTAGAGGCACTAGTAAAGGTTTATCGCGAGTTGCTTGTCCTGGCTCAAGTAAATTTTCTAAATCCTTAGATGTTTTAGCAACTGGACAATACATCCACGAATGAGTTTCTTGGAGAGTGTCTAAGGGAAAGGCAATAGGACAACGTGAAGACTCTGTTGTAAATGTTTCTAAACGCCTTGCTTTAGGTCTAGAGGTAGATTTTTTAGCATTAAACCAAACAGCAATAACTAATTCGTCTTCAGAGTAGGAACCAGAATTATTTTTATAAACTCTAGGCATTGCTTATCCTCCTAGCGATAGCCCTATAAGAAACACCAGCGGCTTCAGCGATTGCTGCGGCAGGCACTCCACGATGGTAGAGATCTAAAGTAATTATTGTTAGTTCTCTATTTGCTTCAGCAATCGGGCTATTGGCAAGAGTCTTTGCCCTATAACGCTTCGATAAATTAGCAAGTTGTCTAATGTGAGGTTTCAAATCTGGCGGAACACTTGGAGAGATGGACCTTGTTATGGGAGCATCAGATAGTGGTGCTGTAACTGTCAAAGATTTAGGGGGAGTGGGTGGGATTGGTCTACGTTGCGGGACTGACTCAGTTTTTTGTGTCCAAAAATGAACTGTTGATTTTGGTCTATTTGGTTTGAGAGAGTTAGCAATAACAGAAAGAGACCAACCAGATTCCCAGAGGGCTTTGACTCGTTCTTTGAGAAGTTGTTCAGAAAGATTAGATAGAAAACGAATTTCGTCATCAGGAAGTCTAGTCTTTTTGTTCATAGTCTTATTGTACAGTATTTTTCTATACCGTACAGAAGTTTTTAGAAGTGTTGAACGTTTATATTAAACGGTCCTCCTGTGCTTGGATCTAAACGAGAACAGATGGTGAGTGCTTGACGAATAATAGTTTTTGCTGTTGCTAAAGTTCTTTTCTTATTTTCTAAAGCAGTGTGCATAGCGCCTAAAGCATATTGCGCCCCAGAGCCTACAGCATATACTCCACTTTCGTCATGCGCCCAAGAATAGTCTTCACCAATTTCATAAATGGTTGAGTTGACTATAACTAAAAGTTGACTGTCGTGTTCTCCATCTTTAGAGTAGGAGTTTTCCTCGAAGCATCGCTTTAAGTCGGGGATAAAGTGTGTAGTTATAAACTTGTCTAACTTAATTCCGTAGTAGGTTGGGTTTATTGTTGGTGGTTTGAAGACGTAGTTCACTAGGTTGACAGCACGCATATCTCCAGCCGCACCTAAAAGGTATTGCCCATTTTTTACTAATTTTCCGCTATCTTTAGGAAGCGTATATATTCTAGTATTGTCTTCGGTAACTCTCGAGTCATAGCCAACGACAGACCAATTCTCACCCTGAATAGCAGCAATCGTTGTCATTTATCCACACCCCAACTAGTTGTTTGTTTTATTTTTTACTCAGTAAAGGTCTTCCCAGAGATCGTTACGAAGTTTCTCGTATTTATCTCCGTGATAACCATTACCTTTATTGGAAATGTCCTCATCTCTCTGTAAAGAGTCTAGCGATAAAACAGCCACAAAGTCAGTATCGCCAAACATAATAACTAATTTTGTGTCTCCATCAAGAGGGTCGTCCACAATGGCTGCTACGAAAGGCTGGGCAGAGCCATTAGGGTGATAATCTCTAGCGACAATCTCCATATCAAAAAGGGTAGTGGGTAAATACTTTACGTTATTTGTAAAAGTTGTCAAGTGTAAAATTACACCAACTCTCTCTTTAGACAGGAAAGAGAAGAGTTGGCGGAGCGGAGGGTAAGCCGCTCTCATCTCAGCGGGGAACGAAGGGGGGTGTTCCGCCAACTGAGGTACTACAACTTTAACATATATCTGGAGCAGCAACTTTATTGGACGATAAATAAAAAAGATGAACCTTTCCATAATTTGATTTTGACCTGCGAGACGGGAGCGCTTGCTTTCGGACACTTTCCAAATCGTTTCCGGAACTAAAAACAAAAAACAATAAAACAAAATAATTTTTTATGTTTTATTCATCTGGGTAGTGCCTTAGTCTTTTTATTTTACTTTTTCCCTCTTATAAAATGCTTTCTTATGCTTAGTGCCCGGCCTTGCCTACTAAAGACATTATAAAAAACTTTTTCTCTGGGTCTGGGGTCTGGGTGTGAGGAACTATGAACAACTTGACTAGTGGCTATTGCTTAGGTTCTAAAGTGTGTAGATTTTCTTATAACGATTTGATAACAAAGGTCAAGGGGGTCTTAGATGTTTGAGTGTCTGAGGGTGTGTGATACATAACAATAAGACACGCCTAGCCTACTTGACATAGGGGGGCTAGTGGTCTAGTGTTAGGGGTGTAGTCAATAAGGACTACACAAAGGGAAGGACACAAAGACTATGGCTCATTATGGAGTGATGATAAAGGTAGATGAGGGCGGGGAGTATGAACGCTCTTACTCTTTCGTAGTAGATACCACCGCACAGGTCAGGGAACTGCTACTAAAGACCACCGCACCTATCACAGAGGTAATAGTGTCAGAGGAAGTCAATGGGCAGGAAGCCCGTATGCTAGACGCAGAGGAAATCCTACGAATTACCTTGAACCACCCACGAGAAGCCCTCTCACTAGCCTAAAAAGACTTGACAAAGACCCCCCGCATAGGGGGGTTTTTTGTGTCCTATCTCACGACACGCCCACCCTCTAAAGACTTGACAAGCCTAAAAGAGTGTTGTAGTATTCTCTTATAAGCACAAGGGGTGCTTACAAAGAAAAAGGGGAAACAAAATGTTCTACGAAATGGCAGAGGCAGTATCAGACGCTTTCGCAACAGGCTACGAAGCACTAACAGACATCTTGCCAACTGATACACCAACCCTCACCGCAGTATCCCTACTAACCGCTTTCGTGATATGCGTAGGCTCTCTAGCAATTTGGGGCTAATCAAGCCCTCTAAAAGACCCCCCCGCAAGGGGGGTTTTTTGTT